CGAGCCTGCTTGACGACGTGGTCGAAGGACTCAGGCGTCGCATCGGCGTGAGCCTCATGCCAGCGCTGGCGAAGCTCAAGACAGACTTCGCGAAGTGGATACTGGCCAACCGCGAGCTCATCCGGCAACGGATCGTCGCGTTCGCTGAGGGTCTCGGGAAGGCCCTGAAGTATGCGGCGCAGATGGCCGAGCCGCTTTTCCGGTTCATCTCCTGGCTCGCCTCAAACGGACCGCTCGCCGCCGGCGCCCTGCTCGCCTTGGGCCTGGCAATCAACTCGGCGTTCATCATCCCGGCAGGCACGATCCTCCTCCTTTTGGCGCTCATCGAGGAGTTATGGGGATGGATCAAGGGCACGAGGAACACGCTGCTCGAGGATCTCTTCGGCCCGTTCGAAGAGTTCTCTCGTGAAAACCTGTTCGGAAAGGTCATCCGAAGTTGGATCGAGGGATTCGAGCGCCTCGGCCTCGTGATCAGAGCGGTAAAGGAGACCTACACTGACTTCAGGCGCCTGTTTGACAAGGGGTACGGTCGCGATGTGACCAACGTCCCGGAGGGCGAGTACGCGAAGGCCGGCCCGAACGACTTCGTCAAGAGCTCGCAGAATTGGCGCGAGTCCATGCGTCGCATCGGAGGTGGCTCTCCTCTCCCCGAAGAGCGCCAGGCTCGGCTCTGGAAAGACCCTATGCTGTTCGGTCTCTCGCAAGCCGGTCAGTTCGAGACGATCGAGCGGCTCTACGGTCCCTACGGCGGGAAGACCTCCCGCGAGGTGTCGATTGAGATCGGGCAGATGACCGTCGGATCGGCATTGCCGGAAGGTCTCTCTCCTGACGAGTTCGTGAGGCGGATCGGCGAAGAGGTCAGTCAGAAGTTCCAGGTCGAGTGGTCCACCGCCTACGAGGCCGCGAGGTAGGCATGTCTGTCGCGCTTTCGTTTACTCTGCCGGGCTCCGAGCTGGAATACATCGAGCTCGATGCGGCGATCCAGGAGCAGCACAGCGGCTCCGCGACTGTGACTCAGTTCCCCGTCGAGACGGGGACGAACATTGCGGATCACGTGCGCCAGGAGCCCGATCGGCTGAGAGTCGAAGGGATCGTGTCGAACACGCCGCTCCCATCCCAGGTCAACGTCCCTGCGGGCGAATTCAATCAGCGGGCGGAAGCCAATGAATTCGCATTCCGTGGCCCCTATGCCTACAGCCGGCTCGTAGCTCTGCTTGAGGCGAGCGTACCGGTGACCATCTCCACGGAGTTGCGCGACTATGAGTCGATGGTGCTCGTCTCCCTCGATGTTCCGCGAGACGCGGAGACCGGGGACGTGCTCCGGTTCATGGCGGAGTTCGAGAAGGTCACGCAGGTCTCGACGCGATCGGTGGCCGTCGAGCTCAAGCGGAGCCCGAAGCCGGGCGTTGTGAAGGCGGGCACTCAGCCGAAGAAGGAAGTCGAGGAAGTACAGTCCCGTCCGGACTCGGGTCTCCGGTCCGCGGTGAACGGTATCTTCGGAGGTTGACGTGGCGATCTATTACCTGCCCGCGCGGACGGACCTCACTCACTATGACTTCGAGGTCGAGCTCGAGGAGGCGATCTACACGCTCGAGCTGTACTGGAACACCCGAGCCGAGGCCTGGTACCTCTCGGTCTACGACGTCGCCGGCGAGCCCTTGGTGACGGGCCGGAAGGTCGCTCTTGGAGCCCCGATCCTCGGTCGTGCCGAGCGGCCGAGCGGCCCGCCAGGTGCCATCATCGCTTTCGACACGTCGGGCGAAAATGTGGAGGCAGGACAGACGGATCTTGGTGGCCGTGTGAAGCTCGTCTACTTCGACTCGACGGAGCTCTGATGCCCGTACAGTTCGGCCGCGAATGGTATGTGATCGTCGGCGGCCTCGAGGTCCGCGGACTCAGGATCACGTTTCGAGCGGCGAAGAGCCTGTCATCCGATCCAAACACGCTCGACCTTCGGATCTACAACCTGTCTGCCACTACGCGCGCGCGCATGCAGAAGAAGAGCGTGGCCGTCGTCCTGGCCGCCGGTTACGAGGGTAGTTCGGAGGTGATCTTCAGCGGCGACGCAAGGACGATCGACCACGTCCGGGAGGGCGCCGAGTGGATGACCCACGTGCAGTGCGGAGACGGAGAGCGGGCATACCAAACAGCGCGCTCGGCCTTCAGCTTCAAAGCAGGCACCAGTGTCCAGGCGTTGCTCAACCAGGTCATCGGTGATCTTCCGGTAAACACACAGGATGCGCTACGCGCCGTCCGCTCTGGCCAATTTGGCCTCGCATTTCAAAAGCTGCAACAAGGCTACGCGGCGCAGGGTCGCACGGTGCGCGAGCTCGACCGCGCGCTCGCCGCGCACGGGATCGAGTGGTCGATCCAGAAGGGCACACTGCAGCTCCTGCAGGGAAACGGCACGACCAAGCAAACGGCCGTCGTTCTCTCGCCGGCGACGGGCCTCATTGGCTCGCCTGACCACGGAGCTCCTCAGAAGCCGGGCATGCCGCACTACTTGAAGCTGAAGTGCCTCCTGCATCCGGGCATTGAGCCCGGAAGGGCGCTGCGGCTCGAGACCCAGGCGATCTCCGGCGACTACCGCGCTGAGAAGGTCGAGCACACGGGGGACAGTCACGGTCAGGAATGGAACACGGACGTGGAGGCTTTGCCACGATGAGCCAAACCGGACCGAAACCAACCCTTGCCGATGCCATCAGAAGGGCCGTCGAGTGCGCGGTGGCGGATCTGCACGTCGCGATCCCGGCGAGGGTCGAGCGCGTCGATTTAGCAAAGGCGCTCGTCGACGTGAAGCCGCTCGTGAAGGACCGCTACAGCGAGGACGGCGCCACGAAGGTCCAGAGTGTGCCCGTCGTGACGAACGTGCCGCTCGTCTTCCCCGGCGCCGGCGGCATGCGGATCACTTTCCCGATCGTGAGGGGCGACACCGTCCTGCTTCTTTTCTCGGAGCGCTCGCTCGACTCGTGGCTGGTGCGCGGTGGAGAGGTGGATCCGCTCGACGACCGCCGGCACTCGCTCTCGGACGCCGTGGCGATCCCAGGCCTGCACGACTTCGCGCATCCGTGGAAGGACATCAGCTCGAGCGCGGTGACGATCGGGAAGGACGGGGAAGCGCAGCACCCGGCGGGACTTGGAGACAAGATTCGGACCGAGCTCGACGCTCTCTGGTCCGCGATCTACGGCGGCCACGTGCATCCAGGCGTCGAGACGGGTGGAGGGTCCACGGGAGCGGCCACGGGTACGGCGACAAAGCAGACCGTCGAGTCCGCGACGGTGAAGATCACTACCTGAGTGCCGGGCCGATGGCATGCGCGATCCGCATGAGCTCGTCGAAGAGCGCGTGCATCTCCTCGCGGTGGGCCTCGGGCACTTCCGGTGCATTCTCCCAGCGTGGAGCATCCGACGCCATGAGCCATTTCTCGAATTCGGGGGAGAGCTGCTCGAGCCGGTCCGTGATGTCGAGCGCGCGCCCGATCGGCCCTGTTCTTGGGATCTCAGCTATCAGGTGACGAAGCCCGATTCCCACCGGCGAAGGAGATGCCCCACGGGCATCCTTGCCGCAGGCCTTGCAGCGCAGGGCTCCAGATCTCAGCTCAGCGTGGCAGTGGGGGCAAACGACCACGGGCCAGATAGTACCCCAGAGGCGACCGCCGGGAGGGCCTTGATATGTGGGGATCGTGAGCCTTGGTCTGAAACTCGTGAATGGCGATCTCTCCTGGAGCAAGGGCGCGCTCGAGACAATCAGCACCTCCTTGGATGCGACGCGCCAGCTCCTCGAAACGCGGCTCCGGATGGCGCGGGGCGAGTGGTTCCTCGACCCTGAAGAAGGCCTCCCGGTCTACGAGAAGATCCTCGGGAAGCCCCGCAGCGAGACCGGCATCCGGCAGGCGATACGCGAGTGCATCCTCGAAACGCCAGGTATAGAGGACGTCCTATCAATGACCGTGAGTATAGACCGGTCGGCACGTACCGTCTTGGTCCAGTTTGTCGCGCAGGCGACAGAGGGTGAGATCGTTATGACAACGGAGATCGGATAATGGCCTACGGAGTCGTTCCTACCGGATTCGCTGTGAAGCCGTTGTCGGTCTGCAAGAGCGAAATCGAAGATCTCTTCCGGGGGACGTTCGGCGAGGGAATCAGCCTCGATTCGGCAACGCCGGAAGGGCAATTCATCGGGATTCTGTCAGAGCGCGAGTCCGAGATCTGGGACCTGGCGGAGGAGGTCTATTCCTCCCGGGATCCCGAGCAGGCCACGGGCTCCGCGCTCACCGGACTGTGCGCAATCACCGGGACCGTAGGACCCAAGGCAGCCACACGGTCCGAATTGGTGGCGACTCTCGGCGGCACGGCCGCGACGGTCGTGGGTGCAGGTTCCCAGGCCAGCGTGGCGACGACTGGCGTGAAGTTCGCCACGAAGGCCTCGGCGACGCTGGTGGCTGTCGACGCATGGCAGGCCAGCCACGCCTACGTGCTTCAGGACCGATGCGCGAATGATGGCAATATCTACGAGTGCATCACCGCAGGCACGTCCGCGAGCTCGGGCGGGCCCACGGGCGAGGACCTCGACATCACGGACGGCACTGTCCACTGGCGCTTCCTCGGCGCCGGCGATGGAGCGGTCGACGTCGAGCTCGAATCAGTCGAGACGGGCCCGCAAGCCGCGCCCGCGCGCACGCTCACGGAGATTGAGACGCCCGTATCCGGCTGGTCGTGGGTCACCAACCGAGAAGACGCCACCCCGGGCGAGGATCAGGAGACTAATGCGGCTCTGCGCATTCGCCGACGTGACGAGCTCGCCGCTCAGGGCGCAGCCGCGCTCGACGCCATCCGTGCGGAGATTCTTCAGGTCGACGACGTTACGGCCTGCACCGTGTTCGAGAATGATTCAGACGTTACGGACGGTGATGGACGCCCCCCGCATTCGATTGAAGTGCTCGTTTCTGGAGGAGCCGACCAAGATCTCTGGGACGCGATACTGCGGACGAAGGGTGGTGGCATCTACTCGCATGGAACGGAAGTGGGCACGGCCGAAGATGAACAAGGGGTCGATCATACCGTTCGCTTCAGCCGGCCGGCGCAAGTCGAGATCTACTGCGACATCGAGCTCACGGTGGATGCTGATCTGTACCCGGCCGACGGGGATACGCAGGTCAAGGCCGCGCTCGTCACCTGGACCGAGGATAACCTCGACGCCGGCGACGACGTGATCACTCGGGCGCTCTTCCCCGCGGTGCTCGCGATCTCGGGCGTGATCGACATCGTCCACTTCTACGTTGGCACGTCATCTCCACCGACATCCGAGGCGAACATCACGATCGGTTCCACTGAGATAAGCGACTTCGATACGGCGCGGATCACCGTCACCTCATGAGCGGCCTCGAGCACATCACCGATCACCAGGGTCGCGCGATACGCCGGCTGGTGCGGCAGTACCGCGAGGCGACAAACCTCCAGGGGCTCGTCTCCGTCTCGACCGCTGAGCACCAGACGCTCGAGGACCAGTTCTGGCAGATGTTCGCCGAGACGGTGGAGTCGGCCGAGGACGCGCAGCTCGATGTCTACGGGGGGATCGTCGGCCAGGAGCGCGAAGGGCGAGACAACGACACCTACCGCCTCTGGATCAAGACCCGCGTGCGGATCAATCGGAGCTGCGGGTCGATTCCTGAGATCGTCAGCATTCTCGTGGCGTTGGTTTCGGGCACCACCTTCGTGCGACTGGAGGAGCAATTCCCAGCCGCAATCGAAGTGCACATGGGTTACACGGCGGCGCTCGATTGGGCTCAGGCAGCGGCGATCCTGCGCAAGTGCAAGGCCGGTGGCGTGCGCGCGCTGCTCACCGTCGAGGGCGCAGACGAAGGCGAAATGCTTCATCTCGACAGCCCGGATGGACCCGGGCTCGACGTCGGCTACCTGGCCGATTACTGGGAGTAACTATGGCGAAACCGACTGATCTGCCGCGTTGGGCGGAAACTTCTGGAGGTACACCGGCGTCCAACATCATCGAGCCTTCCTCCGGGAAGAAGGACACAGGCTACGTGACCATCGCCGAATCCGCGGGAGGGAAGGGCGACGTGCCGACCTCCGGTGGGCTGAACTGGTGGATGAGACTGGCGTACAAGTGGATCGAGCACCTCGATGACTTCGTGGCTGCGGACGGGACGATCGACTGGTCGGCCCTCGGTGCGGTTGGCGCGATCCTGAAGAGCGCGGTCGCCGATGGCGCCTCCGCTGTTGGGCTCATCAGCGACACCGTCAACGCACTGACCACCGTAGGCGCGAAGCTGCGCTCCTGGAAGAACGCCGGCGTCGAGAAGGCCTACCTCGACAAGGACGGCCGGCTCGTCCCGGCGGGTCTCGATCTTTTGGGCTCCGCGCTCCAGTCGATCCTGAAAGGCGGAACCGGAGGGCTCGACATCGGAACGTCAATCGCATCTGATCTTCGTATCCTACTCAACAACGTGGCCAAGTGGACGTTTCAGGCATCCGATGGAGCACTCATAGGAAAGCATATTGAGTGTACGGCGGACGTAACAGACGAGAATGGAATAGAGGGTAATGGAAACGGGACTGGACGTGGAATAGTTGGAGTCGGAGGAGAAACTGCTGGAGCTGGATCTTCTGCAGCAGGTATAGTAGGTAATGGCGGAAGTAACGGTGGTATTGGTGTCTACGGACAGGGTGTTGGCGGCAGTAGTGGTGTGTACGGGTACGGCGGTACCACTGGTGTTGGGGTCGCTGGGTATGCTGGTGGTGGAAACGCGAACGGGATCTATGGACAGGGATATGGAACTGGGGCTGGTGTATCTTCCCTCGGTGGTGCTTCTGGCCCTGGCGGAGCGTTTGCTGCTGGTGGTAGTGGAGTGAGAGGAGCAATAAATATGCTTCCGCAAGCTGCACCAAGCTCTCCATCAAACGGTGACATGTGGGTCGAGACCGGCACCAATACACTAAAGGTGCGAATTAATGGTGTTACAAAAACAGTTACACTCACGTAATGTCAATGGTCCACGGCCTGAATTCCGCACCGTCCGGGACAAGCGGCAGGATAGCATCGGATAGATCGCTCCATAGTGGCGATTCGTGGCGCGGATCTCCGATCAGCATGTGCAGGATCTCGTGACCCAGGACGCTGCATTCGACGGCCGTGATCCAGGTCATCTCGCCCGTGCCGAGATCGATCCACCCGGTCTCGTAGTGAGCGCACCCGGAGCGCTGACCCCACTCGCCACAGTCTACGGTCGTGCTCTTGCGGACGACGATCGTCGTGCCAACGAGTCGCGTCACGTCCCGGTCCGCGTACTCCGCGACGATAACTGCTAGGCGATCGATCCGCTCGGCGAGGTCAGGCGCGTAGGCCCACTCGGCCGCGCCCTCCTCGACGTAGATTCCGATCCCGAGTTCGGTCCAGAACTGCGGCTCGACCGGACACGGGTCTGAGGTTCCGCACCCGGCGGCCAGCGCAACGACGATGGCGAGCACCTTTTTCATGCTCGGATTATCTCACAAATCGTCCTAGCCCGGAAGATACCGGCTAACCGGCTGTTCGGACTGCCGATCTGGTCCGGGCCTCCGACTTTGATACGTGGGTATCGTGATCGGTATCCCACTCACCCAAGGCAAGATCGCCATCGTCGATGAAGAGGACGCGGAGCTGGCGCGTCTCAAATGGTACGCGCGGCTCGGCGGCAGCACCTTCTATGCCGCGCGAACCACGCGCGCAACAGGAGGGTTCTGGACGACAGGCACCCTCCACTGTGCCGTCTGGGCTCGCGCGCACCCGGGCGAACCGGTGCCGCGCGAACTCGATCATCGAAACGGGGACGGTCTAGACAACCGAAGATCGAATCTGCGACCAGCAACTCGCCAAGAAAACAGCCGCAATCGGCGACTCCAAACCAACAACACGTCCGGGTTCAAGGGTGTTCACTGGGAAGCGTCTTCCCGGAAATGGCGTGCGGTGATCAGGGTTGATCACCGATTTTACCGTCTCGGCCGTTTCCGTACCGCAGAAGATGCGGCGCGCATTTATGACGGACAGGCTCGTGCCCGGTTTGGTGAATTTGCAACATTGAACTTCCCTCTGCCCGGCGAACGCCCTGCAAGAAACGTTACTGGAGGTCCATCGTGAAAAAACCTTCACTCGCAGTAGTGGTTCTCCTCACCGCTGTTCTTTCGCTCGGCTTCGCGCCCGATCGTTTCGTCAAGCGCGATTCGTACGAGGTGCAGGCACTCACCCGCGCGGCTCCGATCCTGATAACTGAGGGCGTCGACGGGACGAACATGATCGCGTTCACGGTCGTCCTCATTCCCGTGACGAGCCCTGGAACTACAACGCTCTCCGGAGGCGGGACGATCGACCTCTATTTTCGGGACGCGGCCACCGGCTGGTACTTGGCTGATCCGAATGCGTACTCCTGGAGCCTTGCGGGATGCGCGGGGAAGACCTCGTGCTCGAAGACCTTCGAGCTTCTTCAGCCACGTGGGCGAATCCTTCCGGCCGCGAACGGGGTGACGGTGAGCGCCGGCACCCAGATCACAGTTCATATTCTGGGCACGGTGTCCGGCCAGTCAGTTTCCCAATAGCGAGGCCTACTATGAGACGACTCTTTCTTGTTCTCGCCCTTCTCCCCTCGCTCGCCTTCGGGCAGGCGGCGCCGCTTCCGTCCTCCGTCTCCGCCTCGGGCGTCTCGACCCAGCCGCTCACGGCGCCGGGCTTCTTCCCTTCCGCACAGGACTTCATCTTCTACGTCGATCCGACTGGATCGGACTCGAACAATTGCACAAGCGCGGTGACTCCTTGTCTTACTCTTCAAGCGGCTGTGGCGAAGCTCCCTCCGCAGTGGAAGCAAAAGGCACGGATCATCCTTGCGACGGGTACCTACACGATCAGTGGAGTCTATAATTTGCGAGTTGGCACGCCGATCGAATCGGGCGAGTCATTGGTCATCCAAGGATCGATGGAAGACTCCGGACTGGGCGAGCGAACGATCACCGGAGTCACGACCTACGGGTCGGGCTATGTCGTTTCGGTCACTGACAACACGTTGGCTCCGACGCTCGATCAATATGAGGGCTATTTCTTACGGATGACGACTTGCGCGGCGGGCGCCACATGCGTCGGGATGACACGAATCATTCGAGGTAACTCCACAGGTGGTCAATTCGATTTCAATATGGGCGGCACGAGTACCACAATAAAACCAGCCATTGGCGATAAATTCGTCATTGAACGGCCCTCATCGGTGATCGCCTATGATGATGCGCTGCGAATAGGCGTCTCCAGCTTTGCGGGCAACAGTCTAGTTTTGAGCGGTCTCCGATTTGAGGCGACCGGTGCGAGTAATTATATCGTGCTGGCAGGCATCCGGGTGTACATCCAACTGTCACAAGTGATCAGTTCTGGGGCGAAAGGAGGAATCTATCTCGGTAATGGTGGCTCAATCATTGCTCAATACGCAACCGGTGTAACAGGTGCAGAGTTTATAGGAGATTCAAAGCTGTCAGGTGCTGGCCTGTACATATACGCCCCGTCATACTCAGGCAGCACTGGGATTAGCTCGACCTCGTCCGGTACGATCATTGGTAGTTATGTTTTGCGAAACGCCATACTATCAGGAAACACATCAAACATCACTTTGTCATATTTTTCGGGTAAGGGAAGCAGACTAAAAGCGCGTTTCATGTCTGTCTTCAGCCACAATGCACCAACTTATGGTCCTATAGCAAAGCTCACTGGATCTACTGGCGTTGGTGTGGAGATCGGCGAAAAAACGCAGGTCTCATTGCAGGGTATGGAGATTTCATCGTGTGCGACCAACGGGATCAGTATCATTACGAGATCGGAAACATACCTCAAAGACATCAGCGGCACGTCCAATACTGGAGCCGGGATCAATGTGCAGGGTGACAGTTTTGTCTACGAGGACACCGGGGTATCCGTGGCTGGCACGACAAGTGAAGTGCTTGTCGGAGATCAGACCACGACACATGCGGCAATCGCGGGCGGTACATCCCTGGTCATCCCTGGTGTTGGCAGTGTAGTCAAGTATGCGACTTCGGCTTCGTCACCGCCGATTACTGTCGGTGGTGCGAAGATCGGCAGTTCTGGAACCAATATCTCAAGTTCGGTCCGTTGTACGGCGACGCTGGCGACCGACGCGATCGGGGCTGGCACTACGGTCACACAGGACATCGCGTGCGTGGGGGCTGCCGTCGGCGCCGAGTGCTCGGTGGGAGGACCCGCAGCACTCGAAGCGGGCCTTACACAGTCCTGCCGCATCTCCTCCGCCGACCACGTGGATCTGCGCACAGCGAACGTGACGGCCGGATCGATCACCCCGGCTGGATCTCAGACCGTTACTGTCAGGGTTTGGAATCCATGATCTGCTTCGTCGTCCTTTTGGCGCTCGTCGCCCTTTCGTGCGCGCACCCGCGCGTGCGAGAGGAGCGCTGTCCGAGATGCGAACCCTGTCCGGAGATCCGGCCGGGAGAGCATCGGCTCCGGATCGTGACTGAGTCGGTGAGCTTGCCGGCGCCTCCCGCTCCGCCAGCGCTCGACAAGATGCCACCCGGATGTCCGCCCCAGTTCATGGCGTGCTACTCGCCGGAGCAGGATGCAGCACTAGAGAAGTATTTCCAGGCGGTGAAGGACTGGGCCGTCAAGGTCTACGCGAGGGGGTGCGCTCATGGCCGATGAGGCGAAACGAGAGACCGTCTCTCTGAGGCTCGCGATCATCGTCGGAACGACGATCGCGGCTGCCTTCACCTTGACCCAACTCGTAGTCAACACGGTCAGCAAGTCGGGAGACCGTAGCTCCGAGTACGCCCACGAGCTTGCCCTGGTCGTGGTGAAGCAGATGGAAGTGCAGCACCAGGACAACCTCCAAGCGCAAGAGCAGAACCGGAAAGCCATCGAGCGTCTCGCTGACCAACAGCAGGCGCTCTCCGAGACGCTCCGGAGCGCCTACCGACTACCCCCACGATCGAGGAAGACACCATGAGCACTGAAACCGAGGCCTTCTCGCTGGTCGCGCAGCTCGCGGCCCTCGTGGGCGAGTTCCGAGCAGCGAGCGCCGAGGCGAAGGACCTCGTCATCGCGGCAACAGCGATCGCCGAGAGCGCGCGGGCGACGGCGGCGCAGAACGAGATCGTCTTCCGGACCGTCTTGGATCTGGCGAAGGCGCAGGACGAGCGGTGCCGCGAGCACCGCGGGCTCACCGAGGCGCTCGGCAAGCGCATCGAGCGGCTGGAACGTACTACCTTCCCGCTGGACTGAGCGAAAGGAGCCGTGTGATGGATCAGCCACGTTCAAAGCCGCGCCTGTCGACGGTCGAGCTCGACGCGCGACTCGCCCCGTTCGCGATTGACCGGGCAAAGTACCCGCTCCTCGTTGTTGGCGTTCGGGGCTACTACAGAGACCTGGGTCAACCTGGCGTGAACGACCGGGGAATCTACGACGACGCGATTTTCCTCGTGTCACCGAACGTGACGGCCGCCTTCAACGCAAACACCGATCCTTCGAAGGTCCGCGTCGGCCAGGGCGCAGGCGCCACGAAGGGGATGGCGTCGCTCGCCCCCGGCTTCTGGCCCGTGTACAAGTTCGACTTGCACAAGGGCCGCTACCTCGCGCTCTGTCAGCGGGCTGGACCAGTCACGGTGCTCCGCGATGGCAAGGCCGAGGCCTACGAGGATCGCGGCAACTTCGGGATCAACATTCACAAGGGCGGCTACTCGACCACGGGTAGTGAAGGCTGCCAGACCATTCCGCCCGACCAGTGGCCGGCCTTCATTGAGCTGGCGCAGTCGGAGGCGACCAGACTCTTCGGCACGGAGTTTCGAGACGGAAGGATCACCGGACAGAGCCCGGTGATCGCTTACGTGCTGATCGAGGAGGGGGAGAAGAGGGAGGCCGTATGAAAGCAGCTCTCTACGGATTCCGCAAGATGTTTGTGTTCGCGCTCGCCGTGGGCGCGCTCGTCTACGGCCTGCACGAGTCGATCGCGGTACTGAAGGCGATCGACGCGGACAAGGCGACGCAG